TCAGTCCTCCTGCCATCTCCAGGATGGCCAATAATATCCCTGACCGAAGCGCGCGACAGCATGAAGCGCGCAAGTACGGTCCCGTTCTGTTTCAATGCCTTCAATAAGCACATTCGCAGCGATTTTTGAACAAAGGGTGACCAGCTGTGTCAGCGCCTGCGTTTCACGTAAACGCCAGAAAGCGATCTTATCGATTTTTATTCCGCTTAATGGCAGGCGGCAGGATAAAAATGCTTGTCCTGACGCTTCATCAATATCATCCAGCCAGATCCGGTGTCCTCGCGCGGTCAACTGCTGAAGCGCACAACTCACCCTCAGACGCGCCGGGTCTGAGAGTGTAAAGAACGAGGCAGGCTCCACGAGTTCAATGTTCAGCGGTGGGCTGTTAAGTTGCAGTAAACGCTGAAACATTTCCGGTATGGTCAGAACGGTTATCGGCAAATTTATGAAAAGGTTGTCACAGGGGCAGGGGTTTTTTAACGCGGCGATCTGTGCTTCCAGCAGCATAAGCGCCCGGGCGGCGGACCAGTCCTGGAAAAAGCTTTCGTTTTGCTGATGCGGCGACAGCACGCTGAGCACTTCGGCCCCCACCGTGCGCGAAGATGAGAGGGCGACAATGGGTTCAAGCTTAATGCCTGTAATATCGTGTGAGATGTGCTGCACGCACGAGGGAAAACCTGTCTGGTCTGGCGCTGTCACTCCGTCGTCCTGTTCACTTCCAGCCTCCAGGCGGCCGGGTTACCGCAGGACAGTGTGAAGGTGAAGTAAACAGGAAAACAGCAGGCGTTACTTAAAAGCGGCTAAGCCTTTTCGCAGCCCGTAAAAGAGGGATAAATGTTGAAAAAACAGCCGTATTTACAATCAGCTAGTCATTATCGCCAGAGAAGGCGGAAAAGGCATTGACTCACTACGCATTGACCGTATAATTCCAGGCGTTTCACCACCGCGAAGTACACTCTTCTCCGTGCGCCCTTAGCTCAGTTGGATAGAGCAACGGCCTTCTAAGCCGTAGGTCGTAGGTTCGAATCCTACAGGGCGTGCCATTTAAAAACAGGCGCTTACGCCAGTTTCAAGCCAGCCTGATTTTCTCCTTGTGTCGTATTTGTGTCATGGTTGCCAAAAATGGCATCAATTTTCCGTGCGTGTTCGCTTAAGTGGTTCGGTGCCAGGTGAGCGTATCGACGGACCATTTCGATGGACTCCCAGCCGCCCATTTCTTGCAGAACGGACAACGGCACGCCGGACTGAATTAACCAGCTCGCCCAGGTATGCCGGAGGTCGTGAAAACGGAAGTCCTCTATACCCGCTCTTTCCAGTCCAATGCGCCAGGCGACATTGTCATCCACTCGCATTTTTCGGACAGCCGGAGTGACGGTTTTATCCGGACGCGTAGATGGCTTCGTATGAACGAATACCCACCTGGAACTTTTCCCGATCTGATCCCTTAACACCCTGCATGCGGTATCATTCAGAGCTACGCCGATAGCCTTGCCCGCCTTCGCGTTCTCCGGATTTACCCATGCAACCTTTCTCTGCATATCGACCTGCTGCCACTCCAGGTCAATGATGTTGGAGCGGCGCAGGCCGGTTGCCAGTGCAAATATCACCACCGGCTTTATCGACTCCGGCATGCAGGCAATTAACCTTTCTGCCTCGTCCCTGGTCAGCCATCGGATGCGTTTGCTGATCGGCTTTTTGGTTTTTATAACCGGGGCCGTTTTAATCCAGCCCCAGTCATTTGCCGCAGCCTTGAACAGAGATCGCATGAACGAAAGGTGCTGGCTCTTTGTGGCCTGGCTTACCGGCTTCTCAACATACGGAGGCGGTTCCTTCCCCCGTCGTATAGCCGCGTCCCGGCGCGACTCCCAGACCTGAATATGCTTACGGTTGACCATCTTCGAAACAGCCTCATGAACCTGATCAGCCGTGATGGTTGAAATATCCCGGCCGGAGAAATGCCGCAGGAAATATTCGATTTTGGTCTTATCGTCATCGAGTGACCGCTTATGCTCCTTCTCGCGGATCCACCTGATGCAACATTCCTCAAACGTCCTCGTCGGTAGTTCCCCAATTTTATCAACCCGCCACGCTTCAGCCTTCAGCTTGTCGTGCAGCTCCTGCGCTTGTTTCTTGTCCCCCGTACCAAGAGATCGTCTAATTCTTTTCCCTGACGGCGTAACGAAATGACAGTGCCAGACGCCGCCTCTGAGGGTGATTGACATAAAATTTCTCCTTTATGTTCACCCGCGCTCGCGGAAACAGGATCGCGCGGGTCATGTAAATACGCAATACAGGCAACGTCGGTTGTGCGGTATTTGTTCCCGATCTTCTTCCCGGCCAGCTGCCCCGAGTCGATAAGACGGTAGACAGTTCTCGGTGAGGTGATTAGTAGCTCGGCCGCCTGTCTGGCTGTCAGTGTTTTTGCCTCAACCATGCATTTCCTCCAGGCAAAAAAGAACCCGGCGCGGGGCCGGGCAAAAGGGATCACGAGGTGGCGCTTTCGCACCCAATAGCCAGCTCATAACTGGCTATCAGTTGCGTGAGTTAGATTTGCGATCGGTTATTCCGCTTCACCGCGAAGTTTCCGGTCAGCGCGCTGCTGATTGGGCCGCCGTTTTTCAGGTCTGAAACGATGATATCGACGGTCAGCCCTTCGCTTGCCATTTCGTTATCAATTGGCTCATTGTCCTCTAGCGCGTCACGGAAAGACGCGGCGACAATCTTCCCACCCATAAACGACATGCCAGCGCTAACAGGCGGCTCTTTACCGTCCTCATACTCAAATACGAACGTCATCTTTCCCATAATTTCTCCTCATGCAGCACGCTGGGCGCGCAGCTTCTTCAGGTGATCTGCTGTTTCGATTTCTTCGGCGATCCGCTCGGCCTGTGCTTTGGTCAGCGGCTCGAAATCCTGATTAAAGCGGCCCATGCTGGCGATACAGGTGCGACCGTTGCGGATGTAGTGGATTACTTCGTGGGTAGAGCGGAGGATTTTGCATGGCGCGCCGTGGGGATCGGCGTACCAGGTATTAGGCTGGATTATCCTGAACATTGGGACCACCTTTGACGAAGATCACCCAGTGGGTTTTGTCTGACTTGCCGGTGCGCTGCCAGATGATCGGCTTCTCGTCGGTAAGCGCCAGGATATTGCTTACCGGGATCTGCGTTTCGTTCCATTTGAAGATGAGCACACCGTGTGGCCACAACACCCTGAACGCTTCGGCGAAGCCTGCACGCAAATCGTCGCGCCATGTTTCTTTGTTGAGCCGGCCGTACTTTTTCCCCATCCATGCATTATCACCGACACGCTCAAGGTGCGGCGGATCGAACACGACGACAGGGAAAGTGTTATCGCCAAAAGGGAGGGCGCGGAAATCGGCAATAAGGTCCGGGCTAATAACCAACTGGCGTCCGTCGCAAAGTTCATGCTGCTCGGCGCGGATATCACTGAACACGGCGCGCTCGTCCTGCTTGTCGAGCCAGAACATGCGCGACCCGCAGCACATGTCTAAAATTGCCTTTTGCATTACAATCCCCTCTGCTTATTCTTCAACTCAATGACGCCCTGGCACTCCGCGCACGTCTGGCAGCCTGGAACGGCAGCGCGCCGCGGCTCCGGGATATCCTCTCCGCATTCCACACAATGCTCAGCTGATACGGCGTTGCGGTTTAACCGGTGAGCGGAAAGGGCAGCGTTACGCTGAAGCTCTTCAATCTCTGCTGCGGTGTCGATGATGTCAGCCATTTCGTGCTCTCCTGCGTTTCTTGGCGGCTCGACGCGCCGCTGCAATGCCAGTCTTCCCGCCGCTAACCGGGTAACTATGTCCGGTACATAGAGAAGGGGGAATTTCTGCGATGCTGCACGGTTTAATCGAAGCCAGAGTGCCGGCCATGACAGCTAATGCTATGGATGTTCGTTTCATGGGTGCTCCCGGAACTGTCGGTTAATTCGGTTGAAGGTGAACGCCAGCAATAAAAAAGGAGCCTTAAGCTCCTGGGTGATTAGTGCCTTCATGCTGCACCGCCTTCATTCTTCTCGGCTTCGACCGCCATCTGCTCAAGCCGTCGCGATAACTCGGCGGCCAGAGTCTGGAACTCTTCCTCGGTCGCCACCGGGATCGGCACAAAGCGAATCCCGATGTGCGCCAGGGGGTTGGCGATGTCGAGGCTTTTCCTCAAATCAACGGGTGCGGCTCGGTTCATGCGGCGCGTTCCTCTTCCTGGAAGATAATTTCCATTTCAAGCTTCTCGGCCAACGCATTCTCCGCTCGGGCACCAGCGGAGTGCTCCCAGCCTTCAAGCATGTAGATAGCATCAGCACAGCGAAGCATAGACAGGCAGATGTCCATGTACTCGGCCTGGGTTAATCCATCTGGTAGACGGGCGGGATTCAGAACAATATGACCTTTCGACCAGAGATGAAAATGCGCATGGTTAAAAGCGGCGCGGTTAAAATTAGGTAGGCCGCTCATGGCCCGGCAATATAAACTTTCACGATTCCACTCCGAAGCGGCGATTAAGCCGCCCTGTGTATACGACGAACTCCAGGAGGCTAACTCCCAGAGCTTCAATTTTCTTGTGATGCTTGTTGATGATGGGAGGCACCGTTTCGTTCCAGTTGGGCTTTGGCTTCTTGCGCATGGCCTGCTGGATTTCCTCGGTGCAGCGGCGGCAGGCGGCGCGGATGGCGTTTTCATTTGCTGGCGTCAT